CAACTCCGCTAGAGTAACTACTTCTACTTGGAAAGTGTGCCTAAATAACTTCTTAGTTCTATCACTTAGGTCAGTACGGGTCTTCAGAACCATACGGTCAAAGTTAACTCCGTCTCCTTTACGGCTGTTATGGATAACTCTCCTCATCTCGTTTTCCATCTTACGAAGACGAGAGCGACCTTTCGCAGTCCTCATATCGACGGTAATATTAGTACGAGTAGTTACGTAATTGTACAAAAGGTCATGAGCCTCTTCGTTCAAAGCCGTCTCGTAACATAGAATGTAATCGCTACGCTGTAAATCTAAACGCTTACCACGCTCAGGACCTTCGTCAGCGATGTCAAGAATGATTGGCCTGACGTTATCTGTATTTGCCCTATTCCATGAACCAGTATCACTGGCAGAGTAGTTCGATTTGAGTATATCAATAACTGCATCGAGAGGCTCTTTCCATGTTGCTGTCATGCAAACACCACCATCTCCTTATAGCGCTTGAGTATCTCTTCGGCTTCTTTACGGTACAGTTGAATCTTGGCACCGAGGTCTACATTTTGAGAGCCTTCAGGAACAAGTACAGAGCGGTCATCTGACATAAGTAAGTCAGCGGCTACTAACTTAGTAGCAGCCTCTTCTATAGCCTTCTCTACATAGCGCTCGCCGTAAATGTAAGAGCACTTAACTGCATTCCACTCAAAGAATGGATAAGAGTTGTTGAAGTAAATAATTCCCATTTCGTGGTCAAGCCACCAGTCTTTGAGTCGTGCTTGGTCTCCGCCAGCATCTGAATATTGACCTATGTCACTGGTTAACCTATGCTGTGTTATTGTCACTACCTCGCCTCCATATGAAGGAGGTAAGTTATCATATAGTGAAAATAAACCACTTATGCTTATAGCAGACGCAATGCTAACATTATTGACTGCTACTATAGGGCTAAATCCTGAACCAGATAGTCTCATTACTCCACTAGTTAATGCAGAAGGAGGACTACTAGCCACTCCATTCTCGTCAGTGAAGAATAAACTATCAGAAGCAGAGACAGCAGTGACAGTTGCTGTAAATCCACCACTGCCAAAAGTCAATACATCGCCTACAGCGTGAGAATTACCTGCAGTGTGTACAGCAGTTATGCCATTTACAGTAGTACTTCCATCAAGTGCCGTTGCTACTGTGATGGTAAGTGTTGCACTACCACTACCGGTACTTGCAGTACTCGCCACATTACCTGCACTATAACTTCCGCCACCTGCATCGTTAGTTATGGTTGCCGAAATCAAAGGTCCTTTAAATTTACAATAGCCAGTTACTGTTTCGACATCAGAGATATTTTCATTAGTTCCAGAATTAGTTATGACTGTATGAAGACCGCCGCCCTTAGTCTGACGCATACTAGTTAAGTGTAATATACCGTTTCCATAATCAGAATTTGCTACAGCCATAAACTCATCTTTTAGAGTAACATTTGAAGAAGAGCCGGGTAATGTAAATCTTGGAGCAAAAGGTATAGCAACTTTATTTGCCCTATCTTCTTGATTTATAGTATCTGCAAGTTCTTGGTGAGTATGAACCGTATCTTGGAATTCCGTACTCCATTCGGCATTAATGTTATTAGTAGGAACATATATTCTAAACTTAGCATTGGTACCACCAGTCGGTATAGTAAGAGTGTCTCCTGAAACATAGCCTGAACCAGCACTAGTGACAGTGACCGAAGTAACTGCTCCGCCAGTTGCGCTGATAGTTATTACCATACCTGTACCACTTCCGCCACCAGCACTAAGTCCACTGGCATTACTATAACCAGTACCCGCTGCAGTTACTGTAGTCCAAGTTAAGGTATCTTGTCCCGAAGGATGTATACAAGAGACGGAGCCGTTTGGTAAACCAAAGTAAAGATTATTATCCTTTGGCCCACCTTGGTCTTGGTGAATTTTAATAGTAGCATTAGTGCCAGCCAACTCTCTGTACTTCTCGCCTTGCCAGACTTCTAACTTTATGATTTGCTGAACATTCCTAAACAATAGGGGGGTAGTACCTACATAATCTGTATAATATCTTCTTCGATAAGGCTTGTATGTATCAAAATTGATATATTCTGATGAAACCAAATAAGGTCTCCAAGCATTATGACTGGCACTATCAATGCGGTCTTGAACTTCTTTGATACGCTCTTCTACTGTACTGCGCTTCATTCCACGAGTTTTGCCGTTGGTGAATGATGCTGTGTTTTGAATGTAAGTATTGTCTGCTACTGCCACGTCTGTCAAGTCAACATGAGTAGCAATAGTAGCGCTACCAGAAGAATTTATATCTTTCAAATTGAGTTTTACTCCGTTGTTGCCTCCACTGACAATAGTGTCAATCTCTGCTGTAAAGCCAATAGGATATGCATCACTGTAAACTAGAATACTATCTCCTACTGAAAATCCGTGATTTCTATAATCTGCACCAGTTACAAACACAGCGTTGGCAACGGTGTCAGCACTAGCCAACACCGCTTCACCCGGCCCGATACCGAGTAAGTCTGCAACCTTCTGAGCAGTCGTATATACAATTGCTTCAGGATTAAGAGGTCTTGTCTCAGGCTCTCCGGGTGAAAAAATTACTGGCATATTTCATCTCCCTCACCAATGCCATCAAGTGCCACATCATTAAATCTACTGTTCCTTCTTACCAAGGTTGAAATCGACTTCTTTACCGCAAGTTCTACAAGAATCTACCCAACAAAAATAAAGCATACCACAGTGCTTGCATCTAGTACCACTACCAATGTTCAAAACATCGCCCGCATTCTTATTGCGGTTTCTCTGTTTCATCGTAAATCCAGCAAGTGGATTATCTTCATCAGTCCTTACAGACGCTCCGTAAGACTCGTTAAGTCGAATCCCACGTTTTTGTAAACGCTCTATTTCCTTAAGGCCAAGGCTACCGAATGCTTCCATTCAATCAGCCTCAGGATGCCTTATAGAATACAACAACATAGGCATTGCCTAATACATTGAGCATTTCGACTCCAACAATTGTATCTGCTGTAGCCGCATCGGTTACGCCGTTGAATCCAGTATTGATGGCTGTTTCAATGGCAGTAGCACCCGAAAATTCCTTTGGAGTTAACGGGCCAATTACTTTTGCTTGTAGATTTGCTAAGTTCGCCATTTAATCACTTCCTTCCAATTACTACGAATACGCCGGGAACAACTGTATTTTGCCTTGTACCTAATTCTGGAGAGGCCTGCTGAAAAAATCTAAAAGTTGTATCTGATAATATTTCTACCAATATTGCCGAACTCATCATAAACGCATCATTATCAGCCGCATTTCTAGTTATCATAGGAGCCCCTTGGTCTTGTTCGTTAACAATAACTTGTTCGATTACATTCATGTAAGGGGACATATCCATAATGCTAGATGAACCTATGGTCAATTGACCAGACACCATAATTTTGTTACCTACTACGGTTACTCCATTTTCATCTATTGTTTCGGTCACAAGCCTCTCCTCCCGATTGCCATAAAGTTACCCGGTTCTTGAGAGCCTCCTGCAGCAGTTCCTCCATAAAGAGTTACTATACAAGTAGCATCGACTAATTGAAAAGTGTCTGGGTAAGTCGCTGTTACTGCCGTTGGAGTTTCTTCAATACTCAGTTCTACTGTAGTCGTCGCAAGTGTGGCTGTAGGCGTTATTGAAAAGAACTCTACTGAGTTAGGTCCAAAGAAACCACTTAAGTCGATAGTAGTATCATTAGCCTCATATTTGCCGGTGACCATAATCATATCACCAATTGCTGTCGGCCTAGTGTCGAAAGTAACTGCCATCAACTTTGCCCCCTTCTTCCTATTACCATAAATTTACCGCCACCGTTAGCCACTCCATCGGCTGGTGCAGCGATTGTTATGTTAATATTACCGGGTGAATCAGTAGATACTCTAATTATATTAGGTAAACAAATATTACCTGCTGTCTTCACATTGATATTAGTCTTAGAGTCACCCATATGTGCCACTGCATTTATCTGTACAAATCCTAACTGGCCAAGGTCAATTGCCTGATTTACATCTCCTGATGCATAACTACCAATTAACAGAGTTCTGTCACCGAATGCTATCGGTTTTGTGTCAAAAGTTATTGCCATCTAAGTCACCGCCTATCAACGGTGACCCATAGCCATAAAGATACCGCTTTTATCATTAGCCGCTGCTTTAATGTTAGCAGTGGTGTCACCGACATCAGTTAACCAAGCGTGCATTTGGGTGTTATCAGTACCGTTTACTGTAATGGAATATATTGTACCAAGATGGTCGCTCAAGTCTAATACTTCTGCACTAGATGTACCGCTGATAGTAAAACTACCAGTCACTACATGCATGTTACCAAAAGTACTAACTCTTTCATCAAATGTTACTGCTATTGCCATTATTCTTCAACTCCTAATGTTTCATCCACTGGGTCTTCAACTATAGTATCTTCTATTACTTCTTCGACTACTTCAGGTTCAGGAGCCACCTCCTCAACCACTTCTGGCTCTGGAGCCGGAGGGTTGAGGATGGTGTCTACCATGTCCAAGAGTTTCTTCTTAGTGTTGTAACCTGTGGTTTCTCCACCATTCTCTTTAATCCATGTAGTGATGTCCTTCTTAGTCCATCCACTGTCTGGTATACCGTCGCTTCCAAAATCTACAGTTTCTCCTGCATCGCCTTCTATTTTGTAATATCTAGGGTTGCTGACACGGGAGCGCCATTGATTCAGCCATTCTTGACTGACTTCAACGGCAACTCCTCTGTGCCACATTCCGCCCTTTTTATCAAGCCGTCTTCTTGTCGGAAACGGCCCCATAAAGGTTACCGTAGGCAAACTTAACCACCTCAGTTGAGTAGCATTACTGTTACAGTAAAGACAGCCGCTGATTCACCGTGAGCCACAATTGCTGGTAGTGCTCCACCAGTCTTAGCGAAAGCGGCTGTACCTGTATTAGTAAAGGTCAATGTTATTGCATCATCAATCCCTTCATAGGTGTAACCAATGATTGATACAATCTTTGAAGCGCCTGCTGTCAAAACCATTGTTTGCTCTAAAGCGTCTGCTAAGGTAGCCTTAATGGTTACCATTCGCATACTACCTCCTGCGTTTCCGTCAGCGTTTTGTGCGCTAAAGCCAGTTAGTGAACCCGGATAAGAGCCGCCACTGTTTCCATTTAACCACGCAGTTTCGTCTACTGGTGTTCCTGTTCGCATGTCAAGGTCCAAAAGGACCGAGACAGTACCGTTAGTAAAATCGCCATCATCATAACTAATTGTCATGCCTTTGTGTTCTGCTGTTCGTGTTGTCATATTTTTTCATCTCCTTATTTTATTTTAATCTCCATAGTCCTCACTTGATGTCACGGATAGAACCTTGACCTCCAAAGAAAGTAGTCCAAACTTCACCCATTGTACGGTAAAGTCCTTCCTGTCCTAGTCTGTTGATTGCGAACGGGTCGCCAGTCTCAATTCCAGACTCGAAGTATTGTGTTGGTTTTGCTGTACTGTAGTACAAGTAATCAGTATCTAGCATGTAAATTCTACCGATACCGCTTGTTTCTTGCACCACGTCCTTAGATGGAATAATTGGTACACCGTTGTAAGTTGCGACAATAAATCCTGCCTCAACACCCGGTACACCCTTAACACCGTTGTAAGTTGGTACAACTCTCTTCTCTTCCATGAATCTCTGTTGAGATTGTAGAAGTTGCTGAATTCTCATCAATGTATCATAGTGGGTTAAGATAACCTTAGGGTTACCACCACGGACCCAGATTTTCTGGAATAAGTCATCAATGTGGTCTAGGCTCAATACACGGTCAGTTGCGCTAGTATGTGCGTTACCTTCTGCATATGACCACGAGTTAGCGGTTTCTCCTCTGTCGATGGAGTAGATGTCCTCGTCTCCAGCGGTGTAGTGAGTTCCAGCAGTCATTTGAGTAGTGTCAGCGACAGTAACTCTGTCAAGTGACTCAATGTCATTTCCTGCAGGTGTGTCTACATCTCCAGTTAACATTTGGTTGATGTGCTCTGCGTGGTGCTTACCCATCTCTTCTTTCAAGACTGAGCGGATGTCACCTAGACCGTCATCCTTATCGTTAAGGAAAATTGCTGTCTCAGACATATCGAATGAGTGAGCAACGGTCTTTGGCTTTGCAGCAACATGCTGGAAAGTAGGCTTGGTTGTGTCTGGTAGAGTTCCGTTCTCTGCAATACCGCCACCGACTGCTGTCGAAGGCTTTGCAGTAACAACTCTCCATCCAGAGCGGTCCCAAGGTTTCTTAGGTAGTATACTGAATGCGTTAAATTCTTGGTTTAGTTGTGACCACACTTTGCGGCCATAGATTGCTTGGTAAGTACCAGCGGTTGTGCTCAACAATGGTGCGTCTGCTTTCAAAAGTTCTGAACCAGTGTAGGAATATCCCATACTTTGTCCAGCACCATAGTAATAGCGCTCCATGTCGTTAACTGTTCTCATATAATTTCTTGCCATAATATCATCTCCTATTTTTTAAGTCTCCATTTATTGCCATACACTTCCTGCTAAGGCGTGTACTTCATCCCATCCCATGCTTCCAAGTTCCTCTGTTGAAGGAATCTCGATGGTGGAATTGTCAGTTGCTTTGCGAATTTCTGTTCCTGCAACCGGTGCAACACTAATGTTGTCAATACGGTCACTTAGGTCAGCGATTGCTTTCTCAATGTTAGTTAGCGGTGCACGAGCATCGAACTGTGCTGCTGCACGAGCCTCTGCTTCATGGTTAAGTTCCTTTGCAAGTCTGTCTGAAAAGACATTTTCCAAAGAGCCTTTGAATCGCTCTTCCATAGCAGCGGCCTTGTATACTTCATAGGCTGCTTCTACGTCAGCGGAACTAACGTCTGCTGGGTTCAAGTAACCTTTGGATACTTTTCCGACAGCGCCTGTTGAAGGTGAGCCTGCTTCAGTCGCTCGTCCCTTAACTTGTCCGTTCATTTGTTCTTCCGGGAATTGTTCCGGTGTGCTACCAAGGTTTGCTTTTGCAACATCATCAAAGTGAGTACGTGCTTCTGAAATGTTAACACCCTGAGATTTCAGTGTGTTTTCCATCCAGTTCAGGTATTCGCTTGTGATAACATCAGAATAAGGCTCGCCCTTCTCTACTTCTTTATCATCTGTTTTATCAGCCATTTTTTCATCGTCCTTTTTTTCTTTTTTTGGTGAATCATCTTTTTCTTCAGGGGCGTCATCGTCTTTCTTATCTTCCATGAATGGAGGCAAGTCTGCCTTTTCCATAGCGTCTAATCTTCCGTTCAAACGGCCTAGAACTGTAGATAGTTCTGCCATAGTATCAGTTTCTGTCATATCTGTGTCCTCCTTCAATATACGGAATGTCGCCTCCGGGTTTATACCTTTTTCACAAATTGTTACCTCATGTAGTTCTAACTTAGAGATTTCTGTATAGTCTCCATGTTTATCATCGGCTTTCTTCATTCTCTTGAATGCTTGTCCACCAATGCTGAACCCCCTGAGGGCACCTTTGCGAATATCATTAGCCACTTCACGGGCCTTTTCTATGTCATCTCTTAGTTTGATGACAACGAACATACCAGCGTCATCGACGCCAGATTTCCAAACTCTTCCATCAGAGTCTGTATATTCAGGTATAACACTTCCAACCTGAATATTTGAATGGGCTAGTTGAACATTACGGAAGTCTTCTGCTTTCATAAAGTCACCAAAAGCATTCTTCAATGCTCCTCTTGTAATAAGGTCACCTTGTTTATCGACCATTTCAACCGATGCGTATCCTGCTATTACAAGGTCATTTGCACCCTTGACAATACTAATGCTACCCTCGTGACGAACGGGGGAAGTTCTTAGTGACGCCATGGCTGCCATTAGTTCTATAGAGAATGTTCATACTATATCAATAAGTACGGAGGGTAGCAGAGTCGTTAGTAAGTTCCAACTTACCTTCTTCTACTGGAATAGTAATGTGCTTAACAGGCTTTTCGTCTTGCGTTCCCGGCTCTATAGAAGAGTCTTCTCCGGGGCGTTTTTTGTTATCATAGTCAGGCATTGTCTTAGAATCGTGTAGGTTAGTCGGGCCAGTAGGCGACTCTATAGGAGTAGCATAATCTATACCTAGTCCCATAGTACCTGTACTAGACTGACCAACAGAGCCTACTCCACTTTTCATCATTCTTTCTAACAGTAAAAGACCCTTGACCAATACTTTACCTTTGTCTTCCTCTTTCCACCAATCAGTATCTTTGACTTTCTTAGGTTTAATGAAAGGCTTAGTAGGACCGGGTTCATAACTGTCATCATGAACTTCTTCCTTTTCTGTAATTTCAAGACCAGCCTTTAGCATTGTACCTGCTACTGGCCCCCAGTAAGGTCTCTGTGTTTCAGACAAACGTATGAGATACGAGTTATTAGCCAATGGACTATGTAATGACCAATTACCACCGGACTCTGTCGCTTTGTAAACCACATCACCTTGTGGCATGACTATACGAATTCCAGAAGGTACGCTTGTAACTTCGCATAGCCACTGTTTAATTTCAGATTTAGCAAGTAGGCCCAGTGTCTCTTGACTAACTAGTCCTTCACTTTCTGCCTCTCCTTGTATTTCAGAGCCTGTAACTGTATACAACTTGTGCCCTTCGCTAAATTCAGACTCACCTACGTTATCGACGTTTACCTTAACATGGTCACCTTCGTTGAATTTCTCTTTACTATCGAAAACTGCACCTACATCCATGTAGGTTTCCTTATTGAGTTCTACAGCCCTATCACCTAGACTTTCATCTTGTGTAATTGGACCTGTACCTAAGCGGTAAGTGTAAGGACCGCTTCCTCTTCTTTCCAATACAATCAAAACTACATCCTTGCCTTCTGACAATAGAACCCACTTTGGTTGACGAAGTTCACCTACCATGTAGGTAGACTTAGCATCTCTGAGTAATAACCTATCATTATCTTTCTTCAAATCTTCCACAGTAGACTCTAGTCCACCATCATCGGTTAACCTAGTATCACTAGCACTAGGTATGTGTATGTTCTCTACTCCTTCCATACCGCCTCTTAATATTTTGATACGGGCATCGAGTAAAGTATCGTGTACTTCTTTGCCATCAAACTTGATAACGTCAAATACATAGTAGCCTTCTTCAGTTTTAATGACATCAACATGATAATCGTCATCAGCAACTTTCTTAAAATTCTCTTTGTCTTCATCTGATAACTTAAAGGAAGGAGAGGTAACCTTGTCGTCTTCTTTAACTACAAAGCCCCTTTCACCTTCAGGCATAACTGAAACTATCCAGTCTCCTGTAAATCCACGCAGATGCTCTAAGTCCTCAAGTTTGAATATACGGTGCATAGGCTGAAGTAAAGGTATGTCTTTACCCAAATCCTTCCTAATGATATCAGGATTAGTTAAGTCGGCAAGTCCTATTTTAGATTTCAAAGCCGAAGTCCCATCGACATTATGCAAGTAAACCCTTCCTCTTTCACTTGGCTGAAACTGAGGAGGCTGCCTTCCTATTGCACTTAATGCACTGATTGCATTCGGGTTACCTACTAAGTGATTTAGATGAGGAAACGCTTCTCTTATACTCCTACTCAAAGGCCTAACTATATTACTAGGAATTCCTTCAGCAACAGGTGAGTATTCGACTTCATGTGTATCGGGATTTATGTGCCAATCAAAGGTAGGATGCATATGTCTTCTCAAACCATCATCGTGATGCTGGTCTCCCATTTCAAAATTATATCCTGCAGAATTATAGTAAGAGCCGACACTATCCGTATGAGGACCATATGCGTCTATGTTAACGTCACCCATACCAAACTGTTGTCCCATAATAGATTCCAAATCCTTAGGTTCAACTGTAGGGTCACTTATCAAAATACTGTTTAAGTCTTGGAGAGCACGGAATCTTCTTGCTGTATTTTGAGCAGTACTACCTTGCTTTTTACCAGCAGTAGTAGGGTCAGTTGATAATTTACTACTAGGGTCAGGATTATGGGCAATGTGGTAATCAAGTCCTAACTCTGACTTTTTCTCCTCCGTGCCAGTCTTAACAGTCCTTGCCTTACCTTCTCTTGAAGAAAGGTCTCTCCTAACTCTATTAATTGTATTAACAGTCCCTTTATTCTTATTGTAAGTCTTCTTGTCATGTATGCGGTTTACCATGTCCGATAAGCCTGAGCCCAAATCTCCATAATGGTTGGTAGAAGAAAGCATTTGTTCAACTGTCATAACAGGGAAGCGAAGTGAAGTATCACCTGTATCTGCAATCCTACTATGTAACTTTTCTAATAAAGAATCAACTGTAGCCCTATTTCGCTCATCGTTATAATCAAGGTTTAGCATTTCAGCAACTTCTTCTCCGGTACTACCTGCCCCAACTGTGTTCTCACTATTATGCACACTTTGCTTTACTGCAGGTGCTTGTCCTACATCACCTCCTTGTTGGTGATAACCTGTACTTCTAGTCTGTAAACCGTGCATTTCATGAGGGGCTTGTTGAAGGTACGTGTTGCCTAATCGGAAAAGTTGTCTGATATTAGCGTCTAATGTCTCAACGGGCAAATGCTCTCCGAACAAATTATTCCATAATTCAGGGTCACTTGCTTGTAGCCGTTGACTAAGCATACCAGTCATCTTAGCGATAGCACTTTCATCAGCGTTTATCTTTTCTAACTCAGCCGGACCATGAGTTCTCATAGCAGTCCCACCTATTTCAGCACCTATGCCTTCAGGAGGTTCAGCATTCAATTCGTCAAATTCATCTTCCAATTCGTTTAACTGATGCATAAGGTGCTCTTTGTGCTTTTCCGTAAG